CAACTCTGCATCCACACGTTCACTATGCTAGAACAGATACGGCTACTGGATCGGCTGTTTGGGCAATTGACTATACTATAACCGATATCGATGAACTATTTGTAGCTACAGCTAGGTTGTCAGCTGTAACCAGTCCTACTAGTGGATATGGTCACAAGTATCTGGATCTTGGAGATATTTCTGGAAGTGGCATAAGTGGAGTGTCAGCAATGCTGATGTTCAGGCTTTTTAGACCAAGCGATGACAGCCATGATGACTACCCAAGTGATATGGCTCTCCTCGAGTTTGACATGCACTACCAGGTTGATAGCTTAGGTAGTGATGCGGAGACAACTAAGTCTTACTAAGGATGTGAAATGGTGATCATCAGTTCAATGCTAAAGTCTGTAGGGAAGGAACACGAGTTGGAACGAACCAACACAATGGACACCACAGATGTCCAGAAGTTCACCCTAGGACTATCGAACGCAAACAACACAGCCTTGGCTAACATCATGGAGGATAGACTAGCTCCACACTTTTCTCTCCTATCCATGCTACTTGAGAGCCAGGCCTCACTTATACAGCTACTAATGATGGTTGTGGAAAGACTCTTTAAGAAGGAGATGACAGAAGAAGATGGCAATGACGGAGAATAAACCCGATACTGGAGTTGGCTCAGATCTTAAGATCCCTGAAAAGAAATTCATTCAGGCGGCCGAGAGTGCAAAGAGCCAGATCATCCAGGGTTCTGGAGATTGGACATTTGGGAAGTATCATGATGAGAAAACCCCAGGTCCTATCGCCAATGTTGAGGGCAGCCCGCAGATCATTCATGAAGCGGTAGACGCCGTTGGTGAAGGAATCAAGTGGGTAAAGCGCCAGATCACGCGCAAGAAGGAAAACAAGGGAACCTCAGAGTTAGAGGATAAGATGTCCCAGGCAGCTGGGATCTAATAAGAAGGGGTAACTATGGCAGAACCGTTACGAATAGAGGACGATCCCGTAACGTATGTAACGAACCTATTCGACGCAGTTAAGAGATGGCGTGACCCCTATGAGAAGAGATGGAAGAGATTCTATAAGCTATACCGTAGCTATAGAGACCCTTCCTCGTACCCGTTCAAAGCTAATATCTTTGTACCGTACATCTTCTCTATAGTGGAGAGTGTGGTCCCAAAGATGCTTGGGACCATCTTCAATACTCGTCCGATACTGTCTGTCGTGGCGCGCAAGGGCGCGTCTGAGGGCGTTAGTAAGTTACTGGAGCGACTCTTAGACTATCAGTTGGACGAAGACCAGCTAGAATTCTTCAATAAGATTCTAGAGTTCTTCAAGGAGACGGCTATCTACGGGACTGCCTTTATGAAGGTACTTCCCCGTTTTCACAATGACGATCTCGTTTCCTTTAACTACATCGACGTAGAGCCAATCGACCTATTCCATGTGTTTCCGGACTACAGAGCTACCTCTGTTGGAGACATGAAGTACATCATCCAGCTGTCGTACTTAGACTATGACGAGCTGAAGGATATGCAGGACCAGGGCTTCTACAAGAACGTGACCGCTATGCTGGAGAAGTTAGAGGCCATGACTAATGTCGATGAGTACAGACGGAAACGATTGACCGATATCGGAATCTTGGATGAGTATGGATTTGACTCAACACGTCGTGTGGTCGAGGTGCTAGAGTATTGGGACCGCGACAACATCTATGTCATTGGTGGACGCCAGGAGATCTTAAAGAAAGAGAAGAACCCGTTTGGACGACTGCTGCCCTTTATCATGGCGCGGTACATTCCGATCCAGCACGAGCTCTATGGTGTTGGAATCCCTGAAGTTTCTGAAAGTTTGCAAGAAGAATTGAACACCGTACGTAACCAACGTATGGACAACGTGAACTTGATCATCAACCGAATGTTTGTTGTGAACAAGTACGCCGATGTTGACTTTGACAGCTTGATCAGTTTCCCTGGCAACGTTATCCTATCGAATGATGTCGACGCGATTAAGCCCCTCGACACACGCGACATTACCAAGTCCGCGTACGAAGAAGAAGAGATCATTAAGAGAGACATTGACAATGCCACTGGAGAGTGGGAGTACTCGCGAGGCGCTACGCCGCCCCGGCGTGAGACCGCTACTGGAATAGTACGGCTTCAGCAAGCATCCAACATTCGTTTTGATACGATCGTAAAGATGCTGGAGTTCTCCGTCCTCCGGAACATTGCCAAGATGTTCATCTGGTTGGATTACCAGTTCTTAGAGCCCGAGGAATTCAAGAAGATTGTCGGCGAGGAAGAGTATGAGAAGTACGATGGACAGAAGTTCTTTGACTCAACACCGGTCGAGGTGTTCCGTAACTTCCACTTCCAACCCATGGGTTCCTCTACTACTGCTATTAAGGAAGTACGTGTACAGCAGATCATGCAAGCGTACGAGATGTTCAACAAGGATCCTTTCATCAACCAAATTGAACTACGTAAGATGGTAATGGACGTCCTGGATCTCAAGAACGAGAGCAAGCTCTTGATCGAAGACCCAGTGCAGTACGCCCAGATGCTAATGCAAATGACCGGGCAGGCACCGCCCGGCGAAGGTCCACCTCCCACAGGTGAGGGTGAAGGTGGCGGACAAGGAGGGCCACCTCCCCCAACGCCACCCCAACCCGGAGCTAGGTCACTTCCTGCCGAGAGGCAGTTAGCTGAGATGGCTAGAGTATCTGGTGGAGGTCTAGTGAAAGGGGGACCGGCCGCACCCGGCCAGCAATAATGCAAGAGATTGGTGAATCAATGTGGGGAGATCTGTTAGAGAAAGCTACGCCTGAGAACCTTGAAGAGTCTGAGGCCAAGCGGTATAAGAAAGTTCCTCCAGAGCCTGTACAGAAACCCTACAAGACCTGGGAAGAGCGCAGAGCCCACGAGACTGGAGCTATCAACGCCCCTAACGACTTCGTGTTTATCAAGGGCGGATGCACTAGTGATAGGGGTGACTTCTACCCTAAGCAGAAGATTGACTGGATCATGCGTAAAGGAGCCGAGCGAGGTTTAGACCCAGCAACCATTGCCGCTATGGCTGTCAAGGAAGGGTTTACAGAGCATAACCCATTGCAGCTAGACATTGGCCAGCATGGGGCCCTACTGCAGAACTATAAACCCATTGGGGTGGACAAGAAAGGCCGACCAATCTATCGACCGGAAGACCTTGTGGACGCATCACTTACCTACTACCAGCTGTGCCTTAAGCTATCAGAGGGAGACGAGAAGAAAGCAGTCGCTCTGTACAATGGTGGTGGAGATACAGTTCGGGAGAAGGGTGAGAAGTTCCACGGAATCAAGAAGGCTGACCTTGGAAAGACACCAGAGACAAAACCTGGCAATATTCATTCCAGTAGGGTCATGGGAATAAAGAAGTACCTAATGAGTAACAAAGAGATCAAGGAGTTGATTGCGGGAATACTGGGCCAAAAGCCCAAGCAAGGAGGCTAACCATGCCTATAGATAGGAAGAGTATGCTAGTGAGGCCTGAGAGTGGACAACCGGTGGTCCCACAGGAGAAGCTAGAGAAGCAGGTCACGGAAGGGAATGCTTTCATAAGCCTAGTGAATAATGCTGGGTGGAAGAAGCTAGTCAAAGAATTCATTGAACCCAATGTCTCGCTTGACGCCCTATGGGGTGTAAAGGATGAGGACCTGCCCATCCAACGAGCGAAGATGAAGGTTTACAAGGAACTGCTCGACTATGTCGAGAGGAAGGTCAACGAAGCCGTTAAGGCCTTCGAGACACTTCACAACAACAGGGAGGACAAATAATGGTAGAATCAGTAAAGTCCCTGGACGACCTGATAAAACAGGTTGCAGACACGGGACAAGGTTTATCACCACAAGATTTAGATGCTCTTCTGAGCGAGGTCTCGGCGGACCCCGAGATACCAACGACTCCGAAAGCAGCGGATGGGCAAACCGTTTCAACCCCTCCTCCTCCTACTGCGGAGGTTATACCTCCCAAGGTGGAGCCGAACATCCTGGACCTCTTGCCTGAAGAGGTTAGGGACGCAGACCCGAAAGCGTCTGCACAAAAGGTCACGAAGACTATTGCTGACCTGAAAGAGGCGCTTCGGAAAAGGGAAGAAGAGCTAGCAGCGCTTCAATCCCTCTCGCAGCTTCCCCCTCCAAGACCCGCTACATCTACAGAGAAGTCCAAGGCTACCGGAGCTGAGGATGACGATGTAGACGATGCGGCGTACTGGGAGAAGCCAAAGGAAACGATTAGGAAAGAGGCTACGAAGATTGCAACTGCGGTAGCGGCGACGATGCTCGATCAGTATCACCAGCTACAATACCGCCAGAGGCAGATCGAAGAGTTCGCGCGCAATACTCCCGACTTTGAACTCTATAGGGAAGAGATGGCACAGATAGCTCGTCAGAGACCTGACGTGGAGAAGCTACCTAATGCCCTTTCTTTACTCTATTCAGCAGCCAAAACCAATCAGGCCCGGAAGGCTGAAGCCCTTCGAAAGCAGCTTGGACTCGACCAGAAACCGGCTGAGCAGCCCAAGCCCGCCCAGAAGACTGAGGAACAGCTCGCTGAGTCAATCAAAGCTAAGATCTTAGCTGAGATCGAAAAGCGCAGAGCTGCTGCAGGACTCGCTGGTGGGACCCCTCCATCCAACCCCAGTGATCGGATCCTTGATAAGCCGAAGGCTGAGCCTAAGTCTTACGAGGAAGAAGTGATGGATGCAATGTTGGGTTCGGGACCCCAAAGACCCCAATGGGATAAGAAATAATCCCTAGGGCAATCGGTTCTATCTTGAGAGGAAAAGAGGTGAAAATATAATATGGCTACTACAATGTTAGGTGTTGCTGGAACTCAGTCTATTCTCTCCTCACAGAGGATAGTCGACATGGCTGACAAGATCTATTTGCTGGAACCGAACGCGGCTCCTCTGTATGTTCTTGTCTCCAAGTTGAATAAAAGGGTTGCTATCAATACGACTTTCCAGTGGTTGGAAGACGTGTTGAATCCTTCCTGGGTTACGTTGGGAGTGTCTGCATCGGCAAACGAAACGGCGTTAACAGCTTCATACAGCTACATCAATAAGTACGATGTCCTCAAGGTCATCGAGACTGGTGAGCTTATGCTCTGTACCGCAGTTACGACTACAGCTGTCACGGTTACCCGTAGTTGGGGTGACACGGCGGCTGCCGACACACTTACAACCTACAACATCCTCATTCTTGGTCCGGCTATGGCGGAAGGTGAAACCAATTCCAACCTCGTCACGAAGTCGACCCAGAGCGTAGCGAAGTCAAACTATCTTCAGATTTTCCGGAAGAGCGTTGAGATCACGAAAACTCTCGCGAACAGCGAGCTGTACGGTGGTAACGACCGCAACTACCAGAGAAAGAAGAAAGGTATTGAATTCC